TTCTTTTTTACAATACCATTTAGGTAATGATAATTCTATTCTTTGCACTTCATATTTTACATCTTTCCAAAGGCTTTTTTCTTGAGTGTAAATCTTTTGCTCTAAAATAATTGACTTAGGAATAAAGAATATTTTATTAATCTTCTTAGTTTTCTTTTGAACCATTATAGATTTATCTAAATCCTTTTTAAAATTGAATACTATTTTATACATATTTATATGCTTTTTGTATTAATTGTTTTCTTTGTTCTTTGTTTGCAGTTTCCCACCCTTTAATAAAAAAAGTATCTCTTTTAAAGTTGTACTCTAAATATTCATTTTTAAAAGATTCCTGCTTTTTATGGTTATCTTTTACAAGCATCTTAACTCTTTCGTGTTTTTCTCTGCATTCATCCGCGCACCAAATTCTATTACTTTTATGAGTTGTAAATAACTTTTCGCAAAGTGGACAAATTAACTTTAATTTAGCTTTCATAGTTTAATTAGTTTAACTGGTCTTTAATATATTGTATATACTTCTCTGTGTACTTTTGGTAGAACTCAGCAAACTGTTCCTTTGTCGGCTCTTTACTCATCTTCTGTTTGCAATATAAATATAATACATTTCTTAGCCTTTCGCTCTGAGTCTTACCATTTGGTTTGTCTAGTACTACCTTGTCTATTTGATTTATTTCGTCTGTGCTTAGTCCTTCGCTATCTTTGTAGTATAGTATTCCGTTACTGTCTAGTAGCTTGTCGACCTCCATTAATTCGTTACTGCTTTGCTCTAAGCTTGTAATAAAAGATATTTTTAGGCTCTTGTCTTTTCGTCTAGTTACTCCATCTAGTGTGCATTGTTTAAGTAGTTTCATATCTCTTTTTTTTAATTAAGTTGTTCGATGTTACATAATAAAACATCCCCTACAATTAATTTCATAGTGATGTTAGATGCTTTTTCGTTTAAAGGTAAATTCTTTAGTAAACCCTCTTCATTTACTGCTAAAACCATTCCTTTAGGTAGGTATATTGGCTCAAAGTAACCACCAACAATTTCTTGCAATTCTGCTAAAGTAAAGTGCTTGCCGTTTTTCGGTTCTATTTCTTTAACCTCTCCATTTGATTTATAAATTTTTCCCATATTTTCTATTTGTTTTTAGTTTTAATTGTTTTTATTACTGTTTTAAAATCGTCTACATGTTGATAAGCATCTCCATTTACACAGAGGTTACATAATTCTTTACAGTGTAAATACTCGCTTAAATTAGAACAAGTGTATAAATTATATTTACATTTTTTTTTATAATTCATCAAAAATAGATGTTTGTTTTGTGTCTTTCTTGTTTATTATTCCTCTAGCTGTATCAAAAATAGTTTTACCTGCTTCGTAATCTACTAAATTCCTAACTATCTTATCTGTTCTTTGAGTTCCTTTATAAGTTGATATATCTATTTTATGAAATTCACATAACTTTTTAACCTCATTAACCCCCTCTATTAAACCGATAGACCTATCCACAATGTCATTAGGTAAATTAAAATTAGTCCAATATAAATGCCTCCCTCTTTTTTTTGCAGGGATTAATGGCTCGTAATAAGATATAACATTTTCAACAACGTATTTTTTTTTAAACCATTTATCTAAAAAAATTATTTCTTGATATAGTTTCATATCAGGAAACTGGGGTGTAGTGGAATCTCTACGAGCAAACCTAGCCTTACTATGCGTAGGGCAAGGTGGACTACTCCATATAAAGTCAAACTCTTTGTAGTGGTCTAATAAATATTTATGTGCATCTGCTACAATTACGTTATCCTTTGGGAAACGCTCTTGGTATAATCTAGCTAACTCAGGGTCTAGCTCTACTGCTGTTACTTCGCAATTATCCCATAGTAATCTGTTGCCTCCTAGAGAAGAATATAAATTAAGTACGTTCATTAGTTTTGTTTTTATGTAGTTCAATATATTCAGTTATGTTATTTGTTCTTTGGTCTGCTAAATTCGCTCTAGTCCTTAGTTTACTGTTTTCTACAGACAATTTATATATCTGTGAATCTTTGTTTTTTAATTCTTTGCTGTACATTATACTCAAGTCGTATAACTTGTTAATCTGTTCTAAAGCACTTTTAAGCGTGTTTAAGGTACTTTTAGCATCTTCCGATAGGGTAAGACCTTTTAGAGCTTCTTCTTTGCTTAGAGGTTGTTTATATGCTCCGTTCTTTTCTAGTACCCTTTCAATAAGAATATTCAATTCTAGCTTTGTCGTTAATTGCTCTAGTGTCATATTAAAATAGTTTACTTTGTTCTACTTTGTTTTGTGTTATTATCCCTCTAGCTGTGTTTAAAACGTATAACCCTAAATCTGAATTAACAGCGTTTCTATCTACTAGCTTTTTATCGTGTGCGTGTTTGCCAGTTCCTACATACTGCTTCATCATTGTGCCTACATCTCCTTTAGGCTGCTCTATTAATGGTATGTTAAAATTACTCCATAAATAATGCCTGCCTATTTTCGTGGGTTTAATTAAAGGCTCATAATATCCTATAACATTCTCTACGCAAAATTTACCTTTACAAAATTGATTTAGAAATATTATTTCTTGGTATAAACTCATATCGGGGTATCTGCTGCGCTTTCTTATTTCATTAGTAAAGTAATTGGTTCTACTATGTGTTTGGCAAGGTGGAGAGCTCCATATAAAGTCGAATTCTCTATAGTGGTCTAATAGATATTCGTGAGCATCTCCTACAATCAAATTATCATTAGGATATAACTCTTTATACTGTGCTGCTATCTTTGGCTCATATTCTACAGATGTAACTTCTACATCTTCCCACAGCTTTCTGTTTCCTCCTATTCCTGCGTATAAGTTTAGTACTTTCATATCTTAAATTTTTCTTCCTCCATGTAACCACTTAGCCAGTCCTCGTCTTTTGTTGGCTTAGGTTCTATGGTTTTGTTAATATCAAATTCTTTATTTGGTTTTAGCTGTGTTTGTTTAGGCTCTACTATAAGCATATTACTTAAAGGGTTCTTTGCATTAGGAGGCAATATACTATAATCTTTTTGTCTAATGTAACAATTAAACGATAATCCTCCTTTGTCCATGTGAAATATTACAGGGCTTTCCATAAAGGTAGGCGTTCCCCCTGTTTCTACTTCTTTAATTTTGCGTACGTGTACTTCTGTTTTCATCCACTCTGACTCGTGCTGAGTTAGTCTGTGTACTACTATAAAGTCATCTGCTCTATTTACCCACTTGCCTCCTCCCTCAATATCTGAAGCCATTAAAGGTATAGGATGCCCATAAAAGTCATGCCCTTTGGTAAATGTCTTTCTAAGTGCTTCTGTATTACCATGCGCCAAAAGGTAAATACTTTTATTATTTTGTTTACAGAACATTCTAAACTCAGAAGCTACAGCATAGTCGCGCTCGTGGCTATTTCCTTTTATATCTTCGCACGTTGCTAAACTATTGTAAGGGTCTATAACCAAAGCATCAAAGTACTCGCAATCTTCTAAAGCTGCTTTAAACACATCTCTAAAATTCATAAACCTTTTATTAATTCTGTAGAACTTTTCAAAGTCAACAAATTTAAAGTGCTCGCCTATCCAGTTAAAGTGATATTCGTACTGTTGCTCGTCTAGGTCTTTAAGTTGTTTACCTGCGTGTAGTTGTATTAAATCTCTTTTTATACCCCCTGTGCTATTCTCAGCACTAAATATTAAAAACTTTTTACCATGCTTTACAGCTAGACAAAGGTAGTAGTATAATATAAATTTAGTTTTCCCAACATTCGCATGCCCCGCCATAACGTTAAAAGTTCCTTGCTTGTATCTTAAATGGTAATCCAAAGGAGCGCCTATTTCTAAGCCTAGTTTAAAACTTCCATCCCTAATACTGTCTAGATATTGTTTCCCTGAATTGTTTTCTAATATCATCTATTTAAGTATTCGTTAGGATCTATTACTACTTTCTTTTTCTTTGACTTGTAAGAATCGTTAAAGTCATTTTTAAACCATGTAGCTAATCTTCTGTTGATACTAAAACTTGTTTGCTTTTCAAATCTCATTTTAATATCATTCTCTCCATGTTCGCTCCAGTAACTTTCAAAATCTACATAGAGTTGTTTAGGGTATTTATCAGGGTTAGCTTTATTAAAAGATGCTATGCTTTTTCGAAAACTTTGTTTTCTCTCTGTTATATTGTTTACTTGTTTATTAGTTTGTTTATACTCCTTTTGCTTTTCCCTATGCTTTACTATTGCTTTGTCCATTGCTACTCCCTTTTTTGGCAAAGCATTCGTTAAGCTAATTATATTACTAGAATATTGATTCATAGACTTCTGTATTAACTCAAAAAATCCAAATTCTACTAAATCGTTAAAATATCTTATGTAAGTCGAATGCTTCTTGATACCTATTGCATCCATTGTCATTTGACTAGGGAAGCCAAACTTTTTTTTCCATCCTAAACGGTTGCAATGTTCAATAGCAAAAAAGTAAACTGCTGCGTGGTTAGGGCTTATTTTCTCAGGATTATCAAAAGCCCAATTCCAAAAGTTTCTACTAAGGTCGTAACTATTCATTAGAACCCTCCTCTTGTATTTTGTTTATTTCCGTTCTTAAAGTCTTTGCTAATTTAATTGCAGTAGGTTTATCTAGTGTAATGTGAACAGGGGAACTATTTTCTTCCTCAATAACAATATATATATCATTATTTACATTTAAGTAGCATTGCATCTCGTGTCCTTCCGAGTGTTTACTACCTAAAAAAGTTAGCTTTGTGTTTGCCATAATGTATAAAGGTTTTCTAAAAACCAGTAAAATTTAATTCATAAAAAAACCGACTGACTCAGGGCTAAAGTGAAAGACACCCCTCGTCAAATCGGTTTAAATTAATTGTATTTCGTTAGCTTTCACTCTAACCTATACTATCTATTGTAATATTTTTATTTAGTTGTACAAATATAAGCTATTTTATTTTATATCCGTTGCTTAAAAATAAACCTATTAACTTCCTAAAAGGGCAAGTCATCCTCTGTCTCAGTCTGTACAGTTTCTTTCGCTGTAGTCTGAGCATCGTCCTTTGTGCATCTCCAACTCTGTAGAGTAGTGTAGTATTTGCCTTTCCATTCATTTGTTAATACGTTAAATTTTACAGAAACCTTATTACCTACAGTATTATACTTTTTAAACTGCTCTACCTTGTCTTGGCTAAATACTTCAAAAGCGTATAAGTTGTTATAAGTTTGGTCTGTTTCTACTGTATAAGTTAGCTTTTGCCATGGCTTGCCATCCTTTCCAGTTCCTTCGATTGTTTCTCCTATTTTGGTTAGAGTTCCTTTTATTTCTAAATCCATAATTTAATTTTTAATTGGTTACAAATATACTAAATTTTATCGATATAAATCCATTAACTTAGAGCATAGTTCGTTATGATACTCCCTGTACTCTTTGTCTATTTCTATTAGTCCTTTTATTTTTTTAATAGAGTGCAAAGCTGTTGCATGGTCTAGGTTAAAAATATCCCCGATCTCTGTCAGGGTTATCTTACGGACTTCGCGCCTTAAAAAATATGCTGTAAATTGCTTTGCTCTTATTATTTTAGCATACCGGTTCTTTTCTTTTATTGTTTCTAGTGGTACATCAAAATAAGAGAATATTATTCTGCATATATTTTCTATGTGCTTATCGTGGTTTAAATACATTTGTTTGTGTTTTCTGTAGACTTCTTCGTCTACTGTTCTTAAATATTTTTTGATTCCTTTATCTGTTAAATAATGTGCTTGGTACATAAGTAAATAAGTTTATATCTGTGTCTATTAAAATTAGTTTCCTGTTTAA